TAAGCATCAACAACAGATACACCATCCTTACCTGCTTTACCGTCCTTACCATCTTTACCATCAACACCATCTCTACCATCTTTTCCTGGTAGTCCATCTTTACCAGGATTACCTTTTTCACCTCTTGGACCTTGTTTACCTTGTGGTCCTTCCAGCTTAATGATGGTATCTGCTTTGGAGTCTAACTCACTTACTTTTTTCTTTAGCTTACCAACAACAGCAGCGAGCTGTAGTAGCTTTTCCTCATCCATGATTACTCACCAAGAGCGTCATTGAACTGCTTATCAACTTGCTTTTTAGTCTCCATCTGCATCTTGGCAATGTTTTCGTTACTCTTAATATCTTCTTCCTTTAACATCAACTCAGCAATCTTAATTCTGCGTTGGAATTCACGCTCTGCTGAGTCATCGTTGTTAGGAAGGTTCTGAGTGGCTGCATTAACGATCTTAGCTCTTACCTCTTCAGGCATTAACTGAGCCTCTATCGTCACTTTCTGAGCCTCTGCCGCTGCTTTTTGTGCTCTAGCTTGTTTTTCCTGTACAGTAGCCTGTGCATCAGCTAATTGAAGCTGTGTAGCTTGCTGTTGAGCCTGTTGTTGCTCAGGATTTGGCTGTGTTAGCTGCTGAAGTTGCTGTAGTAAGCTCTCACGGTTAGGTAATGATGAGTATTCAACGATTCCTTGCAGCAATAACGGTACGATAGGACTGTTTGGCCCTAACGTAGACATCATTGCCATCATTTGAGCCTGTTCAAACTCTCTAGCAACCATCCCTAACGTACCTGTTGGGATAAATTCAAAGTCTTTTACAGGATAACGATCAGGAGCAAACTGCATATACCGCCATGCAGCCTTCTGTACGAACGGAATAAGGAAATCTTCTTGGAAATTCACTAAGGAACGCTTATTCTTCTTGATGATACCGCTAACAGCCATCGCTAAACCAGCTGCTGCTGCATCACCACCACTGACTTGAGCAGGTAAATTAGCTGTATCTAGCGTACCTGTAGCCTGTAGCATCATTCTTTCGAAGATTTGAGCTGTTTCGATGTTGGATTTGTCCGTAACACCGAACTTAAAGGGTTGTAGGATCTCTGCTGGATTACCATTGACAAGGATATTCTTCCCTGGTTTGATCTCAAACTTCTGTCCACGAGGTAATCTAGAGGCATCTATAGCCATCATAGGGGCTGCTGTAAGCCCTAAAGAGTCTACATGGCTACGGATCTGTGCATCAACAGCCTTTTGCATGTTGTAGGCCTTCTCAGCCGTTCCACGACCCCAGAAACGACCAGGAACGCTATCAGCTTGGTAAGCAACAACAGGTCTGTCTTGCATCATGAAGGGGTTTTCTTCAGATTTGAGAAGCACTTCACCGTTACCGATGACAATCAATGCCTCTACCATGTCTGAATACTTCTCATCATCTTCAATGAGGTTATCTTCTGGGTTATCCAGTAGCTTCTTAGGTACTAAACCATAGTAACGAAGCAAGAGAACCTTATCATTCTGGTAGTAAGTTAAGTCTTGATTAGGCTCTAAGTCAGTGTCTAAGGCTGCATCGCCTAGATCAGCGGACATATAAACACCATCTTCCATGCCTTTAATGACAGCATGACGACCTACATATTCTTCAATAGCACAACCCATAGCATCATCAATGCTGGTTGCGTTAGGATCAACTAAGAAGTTCCTAGGATTGATAGGCTTTAGCTCTACCGCTACACGAACATTCTTGTTAACACCGATCATTGCCAATCCAGGCTGTGCTGTAGGCTGTGTTGCTGGTGCTAGATGCTTCTTCTGTTTAACAATGATCTCACCGATACCAGTACCGTAGATCTCTGCTAAGGTCATGATCTGACCAATGTTCTTACGTACTTTATCTTTCTTGAAATCTTCTGACAACAAGGATTTCATCTGTTCGATGTCTGTCTTTTCTGTGTCAGAAACATCATCACTGATGTCAAAGAAGACACCTTTAGCGAATACTGCTTCCTCAAGATCAGCTTGTTTGTTATCTACTGCTTGCTGTAGGGCAGGGCTAATAAGTCTTGAACGCTCTGTAGCCCTTGTCTTATCTTCATCAGCCCATAATCCACGCCAGAGACGCTCATATTCGTCCCAGCGATCCATGTAATTCTCATCCCTATAGTTGCGCCAATCATTACAGCGATCCATGACGAAAGCTACTAGGGCATTCTGAGGTGTGATTTCAGATTCAAATTTCATTGTCACCAACCTATTGTTGTGTCTAGGACTTCGTACTCTTCTTCATTCAAGTTCTGATTCCAATCTGCTACTTGTATCTGATCAATGTAACTCACAGCATCAATTAAGTCATCATGAGTCTTACTATCAGGGAACTGCATCAGTTGATCAACAAACTTGTTATTCCAATCAGCTTCATTCAGTACAATCCTACCGTGTTCAAATCGTCCTTGTAGTGACCAAACAATCCTATCTGTTTTCTTCTTATTACCGTGTGTTAGTTCTTCAATACGAGGATAGTAGTTCAATCTCCTCATCAGATCATTCATGTAGGGCATTACTGCATTCTTCAATGCACCTTTCTCAATCCCTACAGCATTGACTCTGTAGTCCTTAGCAGCCTTTAGAATCCTTACTGCTGTTTCTCGGACATCCCATCTACCGTACTGTATGTCAGCTACCCACCAGCCTTTAGTGTTGACCTTAACAATGGCTATCGCTGTTTCATCTAATTTAGAATTCTTCGTCTTATTCGTCTGAGATGAATCCGTAAAACCACATAGATCCACCGCAATGAAGTAGTTACCGTCTTCAGGTTCTTCGTCACTGATCTTAATCCATTCATCTTTAAAGATCTCCGACTGCGCAGCCTCAAACGATGCCATAAACTCTTGTCTAAAAGCAAAGCTAGACATTGATCCTCTAGCAGCTTCAATCTCTTCAGGATCTAACAATGGATTATCAAAGCTAGTGAAGTGCCATGCTTTGTAATGTTGATCCTTACCGCTATCACCTAACTTGTACAGTTCATAGAAATGGTTTCTACCCATTGGTGTTCCTATGAACATTGCTCTACCCTTCTGATCCGCTAAAGCAGGTCTAAGGATTTGTTCGAACACCTGTGGCTTCATGTCTGCATACTCATCCATCACTAAGTATTTAAGACTGACACCACGCATAGTCTCTGGTCTATCAGCACCCTTTAGCGATATCATTGCTCCATTCACCAACGTAATCTGCATGTTATTCACATGACTACCTTTGATGACTGGATGGCCTAGCTCTAACAGCGTAGTCCACATAATATCTCTAGCTTGTCCCTGCGTTGGTGCTACATACCAGACATGACCTTTATCAGTCTGTAAAGCCTCTATAATCAGTGTCCAAGCTGCTAACCTTGACTTACCTGTACGTCTACCAGCAGCGATGATCTTAAACCTTACAGGGTCTTTGAAGACCTCTTGTTGCCACGGTAGCAACTTAACTTGTAGATCCATCGTCTTCTTCTTCGTAATCTATCAAGGTAGTTTCTACGTCAACAGGTTCATGCTCAATCATCTCTACTGGATTGTCATTTACTCCAGTGATGTTGATGGTAATGGCTCTAGAGCCTCCAGCAACACCTTTATCCTCAAAGTAACTTACTGGCAACATCCTATCAACACATAACTTCAATGCTGCCATCTGATCCTTATCCTCATCATTCAGAGCCTTATGTACTATCTTCCTGATAATAGCCTGTGAGTGTGTCAGCAACAACGAAGCTGTTAGTTCTTTAATCCTTGCTGCTTCACCAGGAGGTCTACCTCTTTTAGCTCTTTTGATGTACTTTTGTACTTCTTCTTTCTTTGGTCTTCCTCTTTTCCTTTTTTTCGCAGGCACTTTCTTTTCTTCATTGACTGCCACGACATCCTGGCTGACCGATGAAGGTAGCGAACAAAGATCAGATATAACTTCAGTTTTAATTTCGGACATCACTACCTCTATATAGTTTCTCTGCCGGAAGGCAGGACTGTAAGGTGTATATAATTTTATGTATCTACAATGTAGTGTATGACGATAAGTTATATGTCTACTATTATTTAGTTTTTATACGATGTTTTGTTCATAGCCTACATAGAAGTATCTATTCTAGCATATTTTTAAGAGTTTGTCAAGTTATTTCTTCATATTCAGTGCAGAATCTGTGTTTGAACCAGTGCAGATTACATGCAAGAATCATGCCAACATAGGCTATGGCGGGACTCCATTAACATGGTGTCTTAGGCTCCGCAGAGGCTTTATAGATAACCTATTGATTCTAAAGAGATTTCTTATTAGTAATGAATTATCATTAGCAACTTACTTTTTAGCTTTTTTTGAGGCTATAGAGCACCACAGCAATCTACACTACAACTCAACCCCTCCCCCGTCTATTGAGAATGATTCTCATTTGAGATTCTGTGCTGTCTGTGAAGTCTGTGCAGATGCGAATGATTCTCAATTGGTAATCTGTGCTGATTGCTGTGCAGTGCTAACTGTGCAGGCTGTGCAGATGAGAAAAGAGTATTAGTGCAGCACCCTACAGATACACCTACAGATACACCTAAGACTGTGCAGATGTTCCACGTGAAACGTTGTATTCGAACAACACTACCATTCATCCTGGGTTATTGTCCGTTCATCGGATAGTGCTGAAATGCCATTGACAACGCAAAATCAGTTAGTTAGTATGGACACATCAACAACAAACTAGGAGTAAATCAAATGGTTAAAATCAGTGTTACATCCAAGCTTGACGGTATTCGGTCATGGTCCCTTCAGGCATTGGATACTTGTCCGGGTTCAAAGGCTAGCGATGGATCCTTAGTTGATGCTTGTAAAGGCTGTTATGCAACTACGGGCAACTATAATTATCCCAACGTCAAAGCACCAAGGCTCCATAACCGTGAAGATTGGCAGCGTTCTAGTTGGGTTGATGACATGGTCAAAGCTTTAGACTCGGATCGATACTTTCGTTGGTTTGACTCTGGCGACATGTATGCCATTGGGTTAGCAGAAAAAATGCTTCAGGTCATGCAACGTACACCATGGGTTAAGCACTGGTTACCGACTAGGATGTATAAATTTACTAAATTTCAATCAATCATTGACAAGATGGATGCATTGGACAATGTTGTAGTGCGTCGATCATCGGATTCTATTGTCGGTGAAGTATTGGATGCACCATGGTCGAGCACCATTGCAACAAGCTTTGATGCTGATAACATCAAAGTTTGCGAAGCATACCAGCATGAAGGTAAGTGCAATGGTTGTCGTGCTTGTTGGGATAAATCAGTAAGCACTATTGGCTACATTGCCCATGGTGTTAAGATGTCCAAGGTAATCAAACTAAAGGTGATGTAATGGAAAACTTTAAGATTGTCGGTTACTTGGTAACCTATAGACTGTTCGCTGATGGTTTAACGCATATTGATCGATTCAATACATTAGACTCTGCCGAGGATTTTGTTGATACTAGCGATCTTGCAGAGTACGTTATCAATCCCATTGTAGACTTATCCGGAGAATAGACTATGCAATCTAGTGACCTTGTATTGTATCTTGGTGGTGGTGTTTTTGGTGTATTGTTCGCTGTACTTATCTTTTTAGGGGTTTAACATGTATTGGTGCGATTCTTACGGATTCATTGAGCTTAATATCACTAAAAAACAAGCTCATATAGGCTACCATCAAGGTCAATGTGATAACGACATTAAAGGTCTTAGGGATGTTCCTGTTATCAAAAGACAATTGTATAAGCTCAAACCTGACGTTGTAGTCCATGTCTTAAAAGACTATGGCGCATGGGATGACGATGATTTGTCTAATCATGATGATAACCTTGATCGCCTATTGTGGATTGCTTGTGGTGATATCGTTGAGAACCTATGATAGGCGGTACTTATGACTCTATCTTGTTAGCCTTGGTGGTATTGTTCCTAATAAGCTTTCCAATCATGCTCTTTATAGGACTGACCCTATGATTAAGACTTATTTCAATGGTAAACCATGCGAAGTGTTGAAGCATGGTGTTGATGGTGAGGTTTTGATACGTCATGCATCACCTGATCAGCTATGGCCGTTTCCATCCTATACTTGGGTTCAATCTAAACTTGTTACTAAGACTAAAGTATCTAAGCGATTAGAGGCTCTACAAGGCATTGAAGATGCACTCATGTAGGTAGGTGTCACCTTAGCCTAGATCGTCGCTTCTAGGCCTGTTTTAATCGATTCTAGAGGGTATTCTATGACTAAAGAGATGTTAGATGAGTTACTGTACTTAATCGAGCTTCAAATCAAGGCTAACATTGCCCTTGCACTTGGCCATGCTGATGCTGCTGATAAAGAGGCAGAGAGAGAACATGTTCAGTACTATCGGCTTGTTTCATTGATTGAATCAATGAAGGATGACTTGAAATGAGATGCATTAGCTGTAATGAAGTCTTAAGTGACTACGAAGCCTCCAGGCGTAGTGTTCGAACACACCAGTACATTGACTTATGCAATGATTGTTTTCGCTATGTCCGAGATGATATCGCTGCTGTTGGCAATGTACGACTAATCAATGAAGGGGATGATGACATTGTAAGCAAACGTAACATTGATGAAGAATGACTTGACAACTTTGTTTTTCTCTGATACCCTAAATCTATATAGGCTATGTAGGCTACTTAGGCTATGTACTAAGTATATACTATGTACTTATATTTAATATATACTTAGTACTTAGACTATTTAGCCTATGTACAGTAGGGCTTAACATAAGGATTGTTCGAAATGTACCCTGATGATGAGTTTTTACCTGATGAAGCCTTTGACTACACTAAAGGTGAGTATGAAGATATGCATGAAGACCACAACATCAATGATGTACTGAATCGTTTTGTTCGCTTATGTCAAGAGTATGGTTTTTACTTTATGATGCGTCAGTTAACTAAGGCTTTGAATGCTAAAGGGTTCAACGTATGAGAAAGCGTATACAGCCACGAAAGCGTAAGGTTAACCCTTACGTAGCCTACCTAGAGAATCATGGCCGCCATGCTACCTTAGAACAGCTCTTAGAGGCATTCCCTGACAAGACCTCTAAGCAGATCAGAGACTCTATGTCAAAGTTAGTTGATAACTACACTGTTGATAGGGATATTAGGAAGGATGATCATCAATATTTGATATCGTACTCACTAGGTGGATACAACACCAAAGACAACACTGGTATCTGTTGGCATAACCCTTTTAACTTGAGGTAAGTATGGCAGAGAACAAGAATGCAAAGACACCAACAGATGGTGGGGCAGCGTTTCCCGTTGCACATTCGCACCTAATCCAATCAGGTATGTCCCTGCGTGATTACTTTGCAGGGAAGGCGATGCAAGCACTGGCTCGGCCTGGGAATTATTTTGATGCAACCGCGAGGCAGGCTTACATGATTGCAGACGCGATGCTGAAAGCGAGGGAGCAATGAGCAGAGAAGCTATGAAATACACACCGGGGCTGTGGGTTGTTGATCCAGCAGTTTGTCAAGGCTTCACGGTCTACGCACCGAAAGAAGGATTCATCGTGGGGACGCAAGATGAAGAAGGACGCTACGGTGCAATCAAATCAGAAGCCAACGCTCGCCTGATCGCCGCCGCGCCCGACATGCTTAACGCATTAATGGACTTCGTGAGCTACTTCGGCCATGACAATGACAACGGACTCGACGAAATGCTTACAAATGCCCGCGCTGCCATCGCCAAGGCAACAAGAGAGAAATCATGAGCAGAGAAGCTATGAAACAACCCGAAGCCTTGCTGCTGGCTGATGCGCTGGACGAACTTGATCGACAGTTCAGCCGAAATGGCCTGTGCGGTGATGCAGCCGCCGAACTGCGCCGATTGGCACTGAAGCAATGGGTGGGGCTGACGGATGAGGAGATACAGGACTTGAGTTATTTGTCTCAAAAAATTGATGCAAGTAATTCAGAATGGTTTGATCGTTGGGGATTCGCACGAGCCATTGAACAAGCCTTAAAGGAGAAAAACAGGTGAACTACTTAGCCACTCATGTTGGCTGTGATGATTGTGGATCTAGTGATGCATTGTCCGTGTCTGTTAATGATAAAGGAGAGACTTGGTCACACTGTTTTGCTTGTGGTACGAATACTAAAATGTCTGAAGATGTTGATAACTTCAGACAAAAGCATACAAAGTCTGCTAAGGTGATTCCAATGCTAGATGGTAAGTATCAGTCTATACCGCTAAGAAACCTCTCCAGAGATGCCTTAAAAGCCTTTGGTGTGATGATCACTGATGAAGGTGGTGTAGCTTTTCCCTACTGCGATGCTGATGGTAAGGTCACTGCATACAAGGTAAGACATGATGCAATGAAGACTGATTGCACCATCAAAGGTGATTGGTCTAAGGCTACTTTGTTCGGACAACATCTATTCCCTAAAGGTGGTAAGAGCATTACTATCACTGAAGGTGAGTTTGATGCTGTTGCTGTCTATCAGATGAATGGTATGAGGTATCCGGTAGTAAGTATACGTAATGGCGCACAATCAGCACTAAAGGACTGCAAGGACAACTATGAATATCTTGACTCTTTTGAAACCATTGTTATCAGCTTTGATGCTGATGAGGTTGGTAAGCAGGCTGCTACGAAGGTAGCTGATTTATTCGGTGCTAAGGCTAAGATAGTCAAGCACAGGCAACCACATAAAGATGCTAATGATTATCTCAAAGATGAGATGATTAAGGAGTATATCCAGGATTGGTTTGCTGCTGAAGTCTATGTACCTGATGGGATCATCGAAGGATCAAAGCTTTGGGAAGCGATCAATACACCAGCCATTAAAGCCTCTTGTGACTATCCTTGGCAAGGTCTTAATGCTTTGACCTACGGCATACGTAAAGGTGAGCTGGTGACGTTTACAGCAGGATCTGGACTGGGTAAATCACAGGTGCTTAGGGAGATTGTTTACCACATCCTATGTAAGACTGAGGACAACATAGGATTAATGTTCTTGGAGGAGTCTACTGTTCGCACTGCCAAAGGTATCATGTCTATCCATGCGAACAAGCCACTGCATCTACCTGACACAGCGTACACTGATGAGGAGTTTAGAGATGCCTTCGAGCACACTCTTGGCACTAATAGGGTTTATCTTTTTGATCATTTTGGGAGTACATCAATTGACAACATACTATCAAGAGTCAGATTCATGGCTAAAGGACTCGGATGTAGCTTTGTTGTGTTGGATCATATTAGTATTGTCGTCAGTTCTGGCGATGTTGGCGATGAACGTAAAGCATTAGATGAGATCATGACCAAGCTTAGGATGATTGTTCAGGAGACAGGCATAGCACTGTTGATTGTCAGCCATCTAAAGAGACCTGATGGTAAAGGCCATGAAGAAGGTGCGGCTACTTCACTAGGTCAGCT